AAATAATTGTATTATGTTTTTTTTAGTGTCATTTTCCAATAATTCTCTATATTTTTTTATATGAAATAAGTTATTAATAACAATATTTATTTCATTAAAATCATTTTTATTACTTATTAATACGTGTTTACAAGATTCGTAACCAGAATTTGCGTCGTTTATATTATATGCCGTTATTGCATTAAAAAATTCAATTCTATCATTATAAAAATGTTTATTTATAAATAGTTTTAAATCTAATTTTGGATTATTGTTATCATAAGTTTTGAATTTATGATATAAGGCGTTTATTAAAATGTATTGTTTGGTATTATAAAAATGTTCAATCGCAATAACAATGCCTTCAATTCTCTCGGAATCATATTCAACTGTTTTTAATAAATATTTAATTGCGTTTTCCATATCATTTTTATCCTTATACATTATACCAATTTCTAGAGCAGCATAATATTTTTCTTCATGCCAATGATTTTCTCTATCTAATAATTTTTTATACCATTCAATTGATTTATCCCAATACTCTTTACCTGCATCTTTATAACTTCTTCCACAATAAAAAGCATATCTGCCAGATAATCCTTGGTCAGGTAATAACAATTCTTTTGTATATGCATTTTCTAGTATTATTGCGTCATCATAATATTTTGTTGGGTTTGTGCTACGACTGCCCGAGCGCCCAGATTCAATATAATAGTCTCCATCTATTTTTCCACAGACACTAACTTCTTCCAAATTTGATAAATATTCATGCAATACACCTTTAAACTCCCATTTTTTATTATTATTTATTAATAACGGTCTTAAATATTCAAATCCTTTGCCTATTTTTAACATATAACTATCAAATAAGAACTCATCTTTTTTTGCCATATTTAAAAAAGGCAATGTTAATTTACCATTGATCTTATCATCTGCATCAAATACAAGTAAATAATCGGTTTTATTATACGCATGCTGTAATGCTCTTGAACGATTGTAACCAAAATCTCTCCACTCATCATTGAATAATTCGCCGGGAATACATTTATCATAAAAAAAATCCTTGATAATTTCTTTAGTATTATCAGTAGAACCTGTATCCGATATAACCCAATAATCAATAGTAATATTAGATAATAAATTTTGTAATGTTTCAATAATTACATTTGATTCGTTTTTTACAATCATATTTAAACATAGTGTCTTTTTTATTGTAGATAATGATGTTTCATTTATATCAAGTTGCATTTGTTAATAAATTAATTAATAGTTTATTTAATTTATTGAGTTTAAATCAATATAAAATTATTATATTTAATTATTATATTTAATTATTTTAGTTTACATATCAAAATCATTATCCATTAAATAATCAACATTTTGTATTCCATTTATATTATAATTCTCTATATTCATATTTATATTTACATTAATCATTTCATTATTATTACTTTTATATGAATCACTATATTTATCATTCGTATATTTATCATTCGTATATTTCTCTATATAACGGTATATTCTATTAATATCTAATTTTGTTATATCATAAGTTTCAATTATATCACATAATTCTTCTTCAGTGTAAAGATCTTTTAATTTAATAAAAAATGAAAACATATCTTTTTTATCCAATGATAATTTTTGGCATAAATCTTGAATAAATGTAGAATTATTATATTCAGTACTGTATTTAGTGAGAACCTTAGTAAACCTTATTTCTGATAATTTTTCTTGAATAATAGATTTATCTATATTTTTATGTAAAATAGAATTTGTAGAAAAAGTTTTTATTAATGAACTCATTTCATTAAATTGCCATATTTGTTTCTGAAATGTAATTCTATCAATATAATCAGCAAAACAAACTTTATTTAACATTTTGTCATATAATATCAATGATTTATTTAATGGTGTTTTATTTAAAATATCAATAACATTTTCGTGCCATAATAAACCAATAATTGTTCTATCTGTATCATTCATTATGGTAGTATGATCGTGAATTGAACAATCATTATTAAATAATTTTTGTGTTGTTTCCTTTGTATCCTCATTATATGATTTTCGCTTTAAAACATTTTCAAATAAATCGTTACTTAAAATTTCTTTCTTTTTTTTATACAATGTTATTATATTATTTAATCTACGTAAATCATATTGTAAATAATAAATCATATGATTTATCACTGAATTATCAATTGTTGGTATAGAAAAATTAATTAATTCTTTCATTTGAATGTTATTTGGACTTTTTAATTCAAAAACATGGCATACTTTCATTAATTCTTTTATTTTTTTATCAATATGAAAACTACTAATACATATAATTGGACTTGGTGATAAATCCTCTAATTTTTGTTTTGTTGTTTTTTTTGGTCTTATAATTTTGATTAATGAATTAATCCCACCTTTATCGCCATTATTCATTCCGTCTATTTCATCCATAATAATCGCAATGTATTTTTTTTGTGTTTTAAAAGTATTAAAAACACTTTTATCAGACATATTATTTTTTGTAATTTTATCTATAACACCTTTATTTCTGACATCTCCTGCATCATATTTAATAATATCATAGTTTAGTTCATTTAATAAATTTATAACAAATTGTGTTTTTCCACTTCCAGGAGCACCGCAAATATAAATACCACGTTTAATTGTTATATTTTTCTTATTTTCTTCAAAATCAATTAATATATTTTTTATAGAAGTTGATATAGTTTCTCTATCTAAAATTTTATTATAGTTTATATATGACATTAATTAATTAATTAATTAGTATTATAGTAATGTTTTTATATATAAGAATGTTTTTATATATAAAAATATAAAAAAAAGGGAGGGCCCTTTTCTCTTTTTTATATATTTTATTTTATTATTTTATTATTTATTTAAAGAATTTGATGTTGATGTCTCATTTACTACAACTCAACTAAGGAAAGCATATCTTTTTCTTCGTCACTGTATGGGCTGAATAATTCCAGCCCTGCTTCTTTCAAACTTGGCATGAATCGCACAACATAGGATCTCATTTCGGTTTCGGTCTTCAACTTTTTTTTTTCTAGAAATTGGGGATGAAAATTCAAACTAAATTCTGCTACGCGGTCCCGCCAATTGACCATATGCATTTTTGAATACATTGGTGGCGTCTGTTCTAAACTGAGTGGGAACACGCCTTGCTCGTCAATTATTTTTGAAATTTCGGCAGCAGGGAACAATGGGCAACTCGGGTTGCTTGTAATGCGATACTTCATAAACAAGCGATAAGTATCGGTTTTTATTTTTGATGGCGTCACCGCGTGGACGAGTTTTTCGTTGAAAATAATTAGGTGGTTAGGCGGTACGCTTATTTTTTCCTTTTTTGAGTTGTAAAGAGGTATATCAGCTTTGGTTATCTTCGCAAAACCAGAACCAACAATGTCTTCCATATGGGTGCTAGGAACACAAGTGAAATATTGTGTGTTCGTTTTGTCTAAGTTCACCCAGCCACCATAGATGCTATCTCCTGGCTCACCGTGTATCTTCTTTTTTTTATCCACATTAGAAATGTCTCGGTGCCACGACTCAGGAGATACGGATGTGCCTGGTTCTCGTTTCGCAAAGCGGTCTACAATGCCTTCTAAGTATTGACCTTTGAATGTATTTTTAAATAATGGGTGCATATATTTGAAAATAGACAAGCGCAACTTTCGCACTTCTTCGTGATGGAAACTTGAGGGATTTCCGAATGCTCCAAATCCACCCATCACATACTTGGTGGTATTTTTATCGGAACAAATGAACTCTTTCTGTTCAGACAGGAATCGGGTACAGTTGAAACTTTTACGGATGTCTTCAGTGTAAGGTATCACTGCGACGCCTCTCTCCAACAGTTGTTTCATATAGTCAATGGTGCTGGTGCTGGACTCGGTTTCTTGTGTGGGGGTCATTTTAGCTGGGTTTGATTATTAATTATATTGTATAAAGTCGGTAGGGTTACATATACTTATCATTAAAAAAGCATTTCAATTTTATGAAAATCATTCATTTTAGATTATTAATTTATATTCTACTACAGTATTTTATTGTAAACTACAATCATCATACGCATAAGTTGATACCTTATTATCATTACACTGAATACGCTCATTATTAGATATTAATTCTGATACTTCAAATGCTTTTGCTTCATTTAAATGCGGCACTACCATTTTCTTATGGATTTTATCTATTTCTACCAAAAATTCACTATTATACAACGTTAAGTAATCTTTCCAATATTGTGGATTGTTTTCATAATTTTGAGATTTACCCAATTCAAGACATTCTAATTTTGTTTTGTAATCATTAAGGCATTCATTTAATTCTTTGTAAATGTGTTCTGTATCGTTGTTCATTTTTTATGTTTGTCCTCTCTGTGTTATTGTAAAAAATCTTATTCTATATAAAATATATCAATTTTTTTAATATATTTTATAATTAAAACCATTTTTTAAGTTCTAACTGTTTGTCGTTTGTGCTAGACATAATAGGCATCGCGATAGGAACCACTAGTGTGCTAGCATCCCTCTTGTATTTCATATACCCATCTGCTTCACCATACACTTGATTTATTGAATATTCTAATACAGTATTATTTAATTCATTAATTTGTCCCGATATATCATCACATACATTTTTAGAATATTGTAAAAAAATGGCACGCATAATAATTTGTAATTCATCTTGGTTTTGTTCTCCTACAATATATTGATTGTTTGATTTATTGTAAACACCGGCGCGTATACCATTTTGGATAATTTGAATATTTTTTCCACTAAAAAACGCTTTTGATAATTCAGTATCATACCAATTTCCAGTCATTGCCTCTCTATATGAATATTTAGTGCTATTTAATGGAATACGATCGCTCATATCAAAACGTTTATCTATATTAGGTCCTAATATATTGACCCTTCCATTACTATTTTGTTGTCCACTGCTCATTTGTCTGATTAAATCCATATATAAAACTATATAGAAAAATTATTTGTTGAAAAACGAAAGTATACTATATATTTAGAAGTTGTCTATTATGATATTATGTATTTATATAATATATAAGATATGTTTCAAAAAACGGTAGTTACTGTTGCAATAATTATATTAATTATTGTATTATGTTTTATTGGGTTAGCATTATACCGTCAAAAATATAATCCTGAATATCCACCAGTTATTCCTAATTGTCCTGATTATTGGGATGTCTCAGGTAATATGTGTGAAAACCACCATAAATTAGGAAATGCACAATGTCATTCTGATATGGATTTCTCTACAGCACAATGGAGTGGCGCATCCGGATTATGTGGTAAATATCAGTGGGCCAAGCAATGTAATCTATCATGGGACGGTATCACTAATCGTCCTGAATTATGTGATTAATCGTAAAAAATTAAAAAAATAATTATAATATTTTTAATAATAATTATTTTATATTTTATATTTTATATTTTATATTTTATACATTTTTCTTTACACTCTTCTTGATTGTTTTAACCTTTGACTTTACATTGGAGGAAGAAGACAACTCATTATTTTTTTCTTCCTTCTGTGCTTTTTCCCGAATTTTTACATATTCGCCACGAAGGGTTTCTAACTCTTTTAACCAAATTTCCTTTTCGGTTGTCGTTGATAGTATTTCAAATTCTTTATTCTTACGGTCTCGCTCGGACATAATTTTTTCAACATTTTCCTCTGTAACACTATCCATTGGTAAACGCACTAAATACTTATATTGTTCATCTTCATCTATCATATCATACTTTTGATTTTTCATAATTTCTGATACTTCGGCAGATTTTTTTTTACGAAGGTCAATTGTGTCATCTAATACTTCACTAATAAAACGTGCTTTATTTGATAATACACATAAATCTTTTTTCAATGCATCTACTTGATACTTTTTACGTTTAATATAATACGCTTCTCGTACTTTCATATAATGTGTTATTACATCGTCTACCTTTTCACATTTAATTAATTTTTCATTCTCATCAAATACATGCATATTAGTGCTTGAGCGTGTAGTGTATAATTTTAATAGTTTTTCTAACGCACTACACGTGCTATGTTCTACAATCGCATCTTTTAATTCTGCAATAACGCCAGATGTAAAGGTTATTGTAAAATCAACAACTGTATCAGTGCTCATATCAATATAATCCTTAATTTGTGGTTGATCCGATTTACTCTTTTTTGGGGCCTTTTTATCTTTATCTTTTTTATCCTTATCTTGTGTTTGCGAAATTGGTTTAAAATCAATTAGATCTTCAATATATTTTTTATAGTCATCAGTCCAAGTGCCAATGGGTAACTCTGTAACACGAACTTGTTTGTCTGATAAAATTTCATATACTCCTTTGATGAGATACTTATTATTTTGATCATTTAATGAAGTAATAGTTCCCTTAAACCCATTGTAATAAGGTTTTAATTGTGTAAGTGGTGGCTGTACTTTTTCTTCACCATCATCACCCAATAGCAATCGTTGTTTTACGTCATCAATAATCGTTAATGGATTGTAGTTAAGAATATCAGTACTAAATCCAGTACCAATACCCTTTCCACCATTTACTAATTGCATAGGAATGATCGGCACATAAAACATTGGTTCTACCGGCGTTCCATCATCTTCCAAATAGGTTAGAACAGCATCATCTGCTTCTGGAAAGATAAGACGAGTTAATTTGCTTAATTGGGTGCAAATGTATCTTTCAGATGCAGCATCATCCCCGCCTTGTAATCGCGTTCCAAACTGGCCGTTTGGTTCTAGCAAATTTATGTTATTTGAACCAACAAAATCTTGCGCCATATTGATAATTGCTCCGTACAAGCTTTGTTCCCCGTGATGATACCGACTTTTTTCAGAAACAGCACCACCCAATTGGGCTACTTTAACCTCATGTGTTAAACGACGTTCTAAACAGGTAAACAGGATTTTACGCTGACTTGTTTTAAGTCCATCAATCCCATTCGGTATAGAACGTTCACAATCGTATTTTGAAAAGTGAATCATCTCCTGCCCAATAAAATCCTCATATGGCACACTCTCGCGATTTGTATCTAAATACAGATTTCGGTCATAATTCTCTAACCATTCTTTACGATCTCCTGCGCGTTTTTTATTAAATACTTTATCAATTGCGTCACTACTACCTTCGCCACTGCTAACAAAATTCACTATTTTTTTATTTGCAAAATATTCTTTAAATTCTTTTCCTGTGCTTGTTCCCAATCCCTTATAATACTTGAAAGTCCATCCCTTTAGCGTATTATTTTCTTCACTTTCCTTTTTCCATTTTTCATATTCGCCATCATTATAAAACAGCCGTTCTTGGTTGCCTTTTCGGGCTTTAATAATTGGTGTATTCATAAATCCAATAAATCCTGGAATAGAAAGCAGTGTATTCCATTCAGAATCAAATAGATTAATACATAACCCTTTAATATGACTACCATCTAAATCTTGATCAGTCATAAACAATACTTTGCCATAACGTAAATGTTGTGATGCTTCATCTGTTGTGTATTTTTTTCCTGCTTGTAGTCCAACAATTTGCTTTATTTCGTGGATTTCTTTTACTTCTGAAACCCGTTTTGCGGTTTCGCCACGCACATTAAACAATTTACCACGAAGAGGGTAAACCCCAATAGTATTGCGGTCAGTGGTAGATAGACCACTCATAATTCCTGCCTTTGCTGAATCTCCTTCACACAAAATCAATACACACTTGCTGCTGTTAGGACCGCCTGCGTCATTAGCATCAACCAGTTTGGGAATACCACGAACCGATTTACTTTTTACACCATCTTGTTTTTTAATTGTTTTAGTTGTTTTCACTTCAGTTAGGGCGCATGCTGCATCCATAATGCCTAATTTTGCGGCCTTTTCAATAAACTTATCACTGATTTCACACGAAGAACCGAAACTGGATGAAGGTGTGTTCATATAATCTTTGGTTTGACTATCAAATGATGGATTTTCAATAACACAACGAACAAAGAAGAATAATTGTTCTTTAATTGTGTTGGGTTTAACATCAATCTTTTTCTTTTGCTTAATGTATGCCGTCATTTTTCTCACAAATTGGTTTAACAAGTATTCAACGTGCTTTCCTCCTTTACTAGTGAAAATACCGTTTACAAAGGATACTTGAGTAAACTCTTCTTTCGGTGCCATACACACTACATACTCCCACCGTTCATTTGCTTCTTCGTGAATTCTGGCAGTTGTGGTTTTGTCACCAACATAATAATCAACATATTGTAGGAAATTTTTAATAGGAACAATTTCATTATTATATTTTACCCTTACACTTTTATCAGTAACTGCTGCCAAATCAAATACACGACGTTTAAATAAGGCAAGCAAATCGTCGGTTAACCCAGACAATCCCATTCGCTTATAATCGGGCCTAAATGATACTTTCGTATAGGGTTTTTTTGTATATTTTGAAATTATTGGTTCTTTAATAATATCCAAATTATTTTCAAATTCTTGGGTGTATTTTAGTTTTCTAGTATGATCTACAGTTTCTATACTAGCCCAAGTAGACCAAATAAACGCCAACTTGATACCAAATCCGTTTTTTCCCCCTGTTGTCTTTTTCTCGGTTTTATCGTAGTTTGTTGATGTACGCAAATGAGCAAAAATCAATTCGGGGATCCAAATATTTTCAACTGGATGTTTAGCAATATCAATGCCATTTCCATTATTAGATAGTGTTATCGTTCCTTCTTCTTTATTAAATGAAATATCAATTTCAGTAACTGGAATTGCTTCTGTATTTCCATTGTCAATTACTGTTCGCATCCGCACTGATTGATCACGAGTATTAACAACTGCTTCATCAAATATTTTATATAATCCAGGAACAATGGATACTTGTTTTTCTACTATTTTATCACTATTTTCACCATCTTCAGAACCATTACTATTATTCAAAAATACAAATGTATCATAATCTGTAGTTGTCATACTACCTGTATATGTATCAGGTGTATCCAATACATGCTCTTTATCAGTTTTCTTTTGGTATTTTTGAGCAAGGATTAAATCTTTTGGTTTCAAAGTAGTTTCCTTTACGACCTTTGACATATTGTTTGTAGTAAGTACTTGATGTATTATACTAATATGTGTATAAATCATTTTTCAATTTTATTCTATTTTAATTAATATTTTATTCTATTTTAATTAATATTTTATTCTATTTTAATTAATATTTTATTCTATTTTAATTAATATTTTAATTAATATTTTAAAAAATAATTATCATTATATAGGATTATATATGTCAAATACATTTGATTTTAGTGCGAATTTTGTATACACTGGTTCAACCCAAGTATGGAGTAAACCACAAAATGTTTCTTCTATTATTTGTCAAGTAAAAGGTGGCGGTGGAGGTGGTTCAAGTGTAGCTTCTGGCGGTGGTGGAGCTTACATATTTACTCAATATAATTTTTTAAATAAAGATATAAGTTACAATGTATTTATTAATGTTGGTTCAGGCGGAAAAGCCCCACCAATTCAAACCGGTGGAAAAAGTACAGGTGGAGTAGGCAATTTAATAAACGGTGGTGACGGAAGTACCATCAATAATTTAAGTAGTGGCGGCGGTGGTGGTATGACTAGTATATTTTATCAAGATGGTGCTGGAAATAATACTATTCAAATAATTGCAGGAGGTGGAGGCGGTGGGGGGGGTGAAAACGGAAACGGAGGTATCGGAGGTGAAATAGGTGGTAATGGCGGAGGAACAGATGGCGGAGGACAAGGAGGTAATAAAGAAAAAAAAGGTTATGGAGGTTTAGGTGGTGAAAATGGTGGTGTTAATGGTTTTAATTATATTAATTCTAGTAATAATAATCCAGTTGATATAAGTAATAATGGTATATATGCATTTGAAGGTGGTGGCGGAGGAAATGGTGGAACATTTACGGGCGGTGGAGGCGGTGCAGGGTATGGTGGCGGCGCAGGAGGTAAAGGTGGTGGTGGTGGGGGGGGTGGTAGTTTATCAAATGGAGAGACTATTTACTATCTTTCGGGGCAAGGCGGTGCTGGAGGTAGTTTAAACACAGCAGGACAAAATGGAAATGTTACGATTGGTTGGTTTGAATTATTAAATAATCCTTCAATTGTTGAAATGTTTATGTTAAATTCACAACATACAGCTAGAAGTATTTATACGGGACCATCTATATTACCTCTTTCTGAAAATATTACTAGTACACAAACAACAAGTTCATCTTATTCATCCGATAATTCAATAGTTATAAACAATGACGAAGAAGTATATTTTATATCAGTTGATGGTTATCTTTACAAATATGATTATACTAATAATTTTGGTTGGCGATTTAGGCCGGATAATTATAAATTTATTGGAACACCAATTGCTAACAATAGTGGAACAGTATATGCTTGTTCCACTACAACCAGTGGAAATGGAACCTCTTATTTATATGCCATTATTGAAGAAAATATTGTATTAACAAATAATATTGTTGGTAAAACAAAATGGAATTTTGCTCTTGATGGTAATTGTATTGGTTCCCCTATATCAGATGCTAGTGGAAATATCTATATTGGAACTACAAATGGTTCAATTTATAAAATTGCTGATGATTTAATATTCGGTAGAGAAGTATGGAAATACGCTTCGCCTGTAAGTGGAACACAAATTACAGGAACATTAGCAATTGATAAGAATGAAGAAAGATTAATTTATACTGGATATAATAATACGATTGATAGTACTACTAGATATATATATTCTATTGATATATCAACAAATCCTCTATCCCCTACAAGTGCTTGGAGTTTTTCCCTAAATAATACAGATCCACAACCACGTCCACTTTTTAATTCACCATCTATAAATGATGATGGTTATATATATGTAACCGATTTATGCGGTAATGTATATGGTTTTAATAATATTGGCACTAAACTATTTGAAAGATATTTAAACAATATGTACAGGATATCAAATGTTGCAATTGGAAACAACAATGATATTTATTGTAATACAGCCAATGTTTTTTATAAAATAAATAGTACAACCGGAAATATTGAATGGATATATAAATATCCTCCTCTAGATGATGATATAATATATACTTCATCCGAAATGAGTTTCACACCAACGATTGACGCAAATAATAATATTTATTTTGGAACATCTTCCAATAGAATATTTTGTATAAATCCAATTACAAGAACACATTTATGGTCATATGAATTAGATGGCACTCTTTTGTCTATGCCTGTTATATCATTTAATACAGATATAAAATTTATTACGAATAATGGGAATTTATATAGTATACAAGGAAATGGGACTCCTATTGTACCAGTAATTCCAGATGTTTCAATGTTTATGTTAGATGAACGGCATACAGGAAAAAGTACTTATAATGCGCCATCATCAAAACCATCTATTAAGTGGACATCAAATGTTAATATTTCGTCCGGAGATTTATATATATTACCAACAATTGCAATTAATTCAACAGGAGAAAATCTTTATTTGGGATCATTTGATGGTGTATTATATTCATTGTATACCGAAGATGGTACACTAGATTGGAGTGCTAATTTAGTTACGGCTAATAGTTTGCAGGATAACGATACCACCATAAATGATCAATACGCGCTATATACAAGCCCACTTATTTCATTCATTGATGGTACGATTTATATGCTTTCTAATAATGGTTTTTTTTATGCAGTTGATTCAAGTGGTAATATAAAATGGAATATTGAATTAACTTCTCCAATAAAGTCTTCCCCAGTTATGGATTCTAGTGGTAATTTATATATTGGTTCGAATAATTATATAATTAGTATAGGAGATGCGGGCACTCATGCATACTTAAAATGGTTGCCAGTTTATACCGGTGGCACCATATCATCATCTCCTGCTCTAGGACAAAATGGTACACTTTATGTTGGATCAACTGATGGATATGTATATGGAGTAAATAAAACCACTGGAGAAGAAATATGGAAATTTAATACAAATATTCTCATACTTGCATCTCCATCAATTGATGCTAGTAATAATATCATTATTGGAAATGGTTCACTTACGGACGGGGAACTCTATTATTTAGATGGTTCCAATAATGCAATGTCTGATGCAGATAGAAAAATATGGTCATTGAAATCAGTCGTCAATGAACTTGATGTTAATATCGGTCCATTTTATAACACAGTTGCTATAAATGATTCTACTAATAGAATATATTTGAGTACAATTGCGTATGTTTATGCTATTGATCGTATAACCGGACGTAAGGTTTGGACTTATCGTAAATCACACTGTTATTATACATCACCAGTGATTGACGCAAATGGTAAAATACTATTTTGTTCAATAGGTGCTAATAATAGTTATCCTTATTTACATATGGTAACTGATAAAAATATAAATGCTCTAAAAAATATAGACAATTATACCGAAGATTGGAAATTACAAATATCTCAAACAGCGAATGAACGATTATCTCCACCTGTAATTGGCAGAGATAACACAATTTATATTAATTCTACTGCAAATAAAATTTATGCCATAAATATACCGACATCTCCATAAATATAATATTTAGAAAGAATCCTATTGCATTTATATATTTTCTCAATAACATATATAAATGGTTAAAAAGCATATGAAGGCAGCTGATGGTAAATACCACATCAATGGTACCAAGTTTGAATTATTGGAAGGTTCGCGCGCTCAAGTATGGCATGGAACTGCTTACAAAACACCTGGTAATTTATTAAAGAGCAACTTGATGATGAACAAGCACGGGCGTATTGTTTCTAAGCGAAAGCATACCACCGCCAAGAAAGATAAACGTTTAGTCAAGGCTGGGTTCTTAACCAAAAAAGGCAAGTTCGGTTTCATCAAGAAATCCGCCACTCGTTCCCGAAAAGCGCGTAAATAAATTATATAGTTAGAATATTTAATAGAATAATTTATATTATTATACTCATATATTATTATACTCAATAAATAATTAAGTATTTTTAATTATTTATTTATGTTTTTCATAATTAACTTTTTTTAGCAAGTTTGGTTAAGAAGACGGCAAACTTGCCAATGCCAATTTAATGACACCTAAACTAGCAACATTGTACTTGACAATAAGGGGTAAATCATTCTCCAAATAAATTTCAATCTGATTACACAAATTTGTGCATTTAATAAAATAACTTAAATTCTTTAGCGAAAATTCACCTTGGATAATTTTACTTACTTCTTGTTTTTGGATGAATTCCATTGCCCCATCTGTTTCTGCTCGTCTAATTTCGGCGTGCGCGAACCCACCCGTGCATTTAAAAATCAACTCTGCGCCATCATTGGTAGCAATGGATTTAATTTCAATCTTGTCGGAAATACACGAAAGATCCCGGATAATTTTTTGGAAATCCACTGACGGTAAATTAATTACTGATGAAAATTTCACATCAGGCACATCCAATTCTTCGTTATCGGGTTCAATCAATCGGAGTTTTTGAATTTTCTGTTGTTTAATCTCTCCGTTTTCAAATTTCAAACCAAGAAATTGAACAATACCATCCATATAATCCGCTTCTTCAATATAAATCGTTAGTGTGTCATCATTGTCAATCGTATTGATTAGTTTAAAGAGATGAAACATATTCACACCAATAATAATCTTGTCCATTTTACATTCATACAGTTCAAAATTTTCTGCTTCTAGCGATAAATGGGCTAGAATTGTATGCGATTTATCCATATTGATAATTTTAATTCCGCTGGGCGTGAATGTAATATTGGTTTCTAGGAGAATATCCTTTAGGGCAGTCATTAACGTGCGAAATGGAGCAATTTGCACTGTTTGAATCGTCAATATATTTTTACTGTGATTTTGTGATCCAGACATTAAAATGGATATATAATAGTTTATAGGGTAAATCTTTAAATTAAATTTAATGCGTTATAATTTAAATTTTTAATAATTAACTAAATAATGTATGTTTTTCACTTTCGGTGAGTTTGAAAAAAAATATCACATATATTTTACACCTTTGGAAATTATAAGTATATGGAAATGTATTAAAGATAATTATTGTTTAATACATTAACAACAAGTGAATTCATCAAATGGATAATGAACTACAGTTATCGTCGCTACCCACTACTAAAATGAAATTACATAGTTTATTAGACGCGCTTATTGAAAAATATAAAAGCAATGATTATGTTTACGGGCGTCTTATAAATTATATTGAAAATTTATTGCCGACCGCATTAGAAAATGACAATTCATTACAAAAACAACGTGAAGAACGCCGTAACCAATTAAGTGCGAATCGTGATGAATTCACTACTCGTTTCTTGAAAAAGAACAATTATTATTATAGTGCTCAAACCGAATTGTTCCTACATTATGATGGGCTCCATTTTGTTATTCATAGTGAGGACGATATACAACACCAAATCCTTACTACTATTTCTTCTGAAAAATGTTTGAGAGAATGGAAACATAAAGTGAAAATAAATATTATTAAACGGATTAAGGAAAAATCCCCTCTAAAGGCAATTCCAGAATCAGCAACCATCCAGTTTGTTATTAATCAATTGTGTCCTTCTATTTTCCCTACTAGAAATCACGCTAAATATTTTTTGACCATTATTGGTGAATGTCTTTCTAAGAATGATGCTAATGCTAATGCTAGTGCTAATGATAAAACAACTGAAAATAAGGAACTGGACCATAAAACATCAATAGCGACGACACCAACTAACTCTCTCATTTACATTATTCCACCCGCCTTAAAAGATATTATTAGAGAGATTGGTAATCAGTGTTATACTTATTTTGGATTACCGAATGTATTCACAAATATTAAATATAAATATTATGATCATAATTATAAAGATTGTCGTTTACTCTATGTTGACCGCTGTTATGGACGAAAAAAAGTAGAAGTTCCTCCCTTATTAAGCAAACATATGCTTGATTTTTTATGCGTTGCTGCACATTATTGTACTCGGTATGGTTCTTCTGATGCATTCTTGAATTATTGTACTGAAACAAAATTAGTAGAACACGCTTATTTTCTCTCAAAAAATACATCAGAAACAATTGTATCTAATTTTATTGATAAATCATTGACTTTATGTGCTTCTTCAACGATTGATACAAAAAATATGATATTCTTATGGAAACATTTTTTAGATGATAATGCGGTTCCCACTATTATTTTTTATGAATCCTTGAAAAATATTTTGAAAAATAAGTTAAAATACGATGAAGAAAAAGATTGCTTTACTGGTATTACAAGTATTCATTTACCAGCAGTATCGCAATTCATTAAATTCTGGGACGAAACTATGATTATATGCAATGACAGTGATGACAATATTGATAATGAATATAACGAATTTGAAATTGATGAAATCTGTGTTTTATTTAAACAATGGTGCACTGGAACTCACAGTAAAGTTATGAATGATGTTCTTATATTGGATTTAATACAGCATTTTTATTCCGATATTATAATTGAGAATAATAAATTCATTTTAAATGTAAAAAGCACATTATGGGATAAACGTAAGGAGGTTATTGACAGTTTTACATTATTTAAAAAAGACGGAAATGATATTGTAAATGTAGATATTAATAGCGATAATGATATGACAAATAAAAATTCAATGTCGTATGAAACAAATCCATATGAATATTATTGTGATCAAAATAAAAATAAATACAATTTACTTGTTAGTAAAGATTTTTTTGAAAAAATAATAGTTGATTACGATACTGTTAGTTATAATAATATTTTACATAGTGATTAAATAATTTAATATATAAAAAACATAATAATATTTTTTATATATATTTATTAGGCAGAAATATGCGTTTTAAACAAACATCCTTGACTTGAAATTCCAACATCATCGGTAATAATAGTTGGGTTTTGAAATTTACAATTGGAAAACCAAATTTTTACTATACAAAAGTTTTTTTTGGGGGAAATCGTAATTCCATTTATTGTTGATTTTGCACTATTATTGTCAGTTAAACTTTCTCCTACCAAACTATATGATAAATTCTTCCATATTGATACAACATTCTTATTGTTAATTTTATACGAAAAGCACCCCCCTTTTACATTTTTCGGGTCTTCCCACATTGGCTTAATACCATCGCGCATAATAAATAACATACAATTTGTTATAATTTCATTCGGCAATGTTTCAAGTAGTATTATGATTTCTTCTACAGTGTTAAATGTTAAAATACGAATATAACTTTCAAATGTCCAATTTGTATCGTGTGGTAAATGTCCCCACAATGTCCATTTATCATATAATTTATTATCGGTAGTTGCGGTAGTTGTTGCCTCCGACATATTTACGTCTGAAACTGTATCCATACTTTTACCGGATGTGTTATTTGGGGGTATGGAGTTATCCATATATATATAATAACATATCAATTTTTTATATTGTTTAATTAAATATTATACATAATTCACTATTTTATAATTATCTTCGTCTATTAAAATATAACATGTATTTGGAACTGTTATACAATTCATATTATTATCTATAAATGTTAATATATATTCGTCATTTTTAGTTAAGGATAAATTGTGATATTTTTTCAATACCCATTTTAAAAAATCATAGTCATATAATACGTTACCCTTTATGTTAAATTGGTTAGCTTCATTATCAATACAGTACGTTTCATCTGAATTTTTAATAGAAAACACAATCATTGTAAATTCAATACATTTTGGAGATTTTATATAACGCGATTCACATATATCATTTTTATTATTATACCGTTTATAACAATAATTATATTTATCATATTTATCTACCTTTTCAATTGGAATTTTATGTAAAATAAAATCATAGTCGGGTTGAAAATGTTTATACTTTTGGTTTATCGTGAACTCATTAAAAATCATTTTTTCTTTTTCTTCACCATTCTTTATAAAAATAAGTTCTTGATTATTCATATTAGATGTAAAAGGAAAACAATCTTTGTATGCATACCAAAATCGTGATATTTGTATTTCAACTCTTGAAATATTTTCTAATAATAACCATCCATAATTATAACTAGTTTTTTTAACTATTTGGTTTATTTTGTTAGGATAAAAATAATCTACGGCTTTTTTTGTAAAAAACCCGGTTATTGATAGAACAATAACACTCCAAAACATCTTTATGTATCATATATAAAATTATTTTAAATAATTATATTTAAAATAACTTATTTTTTATAAATCAATTATTAAATTAGTTAAACTGCGCAGTACCATTTACAAATTTTCCAACGATTTCGCCTACATCTTCGTCATCCTGAATTTTGTATATATCGCCATTTTGTTCACTAGTAGTATAAAAACTACCATGTCCATCAACTTCAACCATAAACACTTCTTCTTCTTCTTCTTCTGCTGCTTCGCTTGCTTCTTCTTCTTCTGCTTCGCTTGCTTCTTCTTCTGCTTCGCTTGCTTCTTCTTCTGCTTCGCTTGCTTCTTCTGCTTCGCTTGCTTCTTCTTCTGCTTCTTCTTCTTCTGCTTCGCTTGCTTCTTCTTCTGCTTCTGCTTCGCTTGCTTCTTCTTCTGCTTCGCTTGCTTCTTCTTCTACTTCTTCTTCTGCTTCGCTTGCTTCTTCTTCTGCTTCGCTTGCTTCTTCTTCTGCTTCTTCTTCTTCTGCTTCTTCTTCTTCTGCTTCGCTGTTATTTTCAGCTCCCCAGTGATTATGATGTCCTATATTTTTTTCATTTCCACTTAGTTTAACTTGATTGTAAATATCACTTTCATTTACGGTCTCTTTTGTATTATATTTCTTTTCTTTTACTTCTAAAATAATTTTATTAGCTGGTACTTCAATACTTTCACAAACCACTTCTTGCGAACTATTCGTAGTTTTACTTAATTTTTCCTTTAATTGATGGTTTTCTTTAACCAATTCTTGAAATTCAGGCATTTCTCTTAAAATAGATTCAATCATTCGCATTTTCTTCCTATCATTTT